ATTACTTCTAAGCCTGACGCCAATAATGGAACTCATACAGGAACAACCACGATGGCTAATCTAACCCTGTCGGGAACTTTCTCCGGTACTATTGACGGAGGTACCTACTAATGGCTACTGATTTCTCTTTGCTTGGTGGTACTCAGTTAGGTAGTATTCCATCCTCAATGCAGGCTGGTTTTACTGCTGCTGGTGGTGCTCCCACCGGTGGGCTTAACTTACCCGGAGTGTTGACTAGTCTTTTTAACACCGCCGGTAATGTGTACGGCTTAAATCAGCTTTCTTCTGCACAGCAGCAAGCTGGTCAGATGGCTCAACAACAGGCACAGTTTCGTCCCGTAGGCGTTACCACTCGCTTTGGTCGTAGTGGCTTCCAGTACGGTCCTGATGGTCGTCTGATTGGTGCTGGCTACCAAGTGGCTCCTGATGTGGCTGCTATGCGTGAGGCTCTGCTGGGTATCTCCGGCGGAGCACTGCAACAGGCACAGCAACAGCAAGCCATGCAGAACAGAGTCAACCAAGCTGCTAAAGGCTTGTTTGGCTTAGGACAGGAATATATTGCAGAGTCTCCGCAGGCTGCTGCACAACGCTACATGACTCAGCAGCAGGAACTGCTTGCTCCGTCAGATGAGCGTGCCCTAGCACAGTTACAGAATCGTCTGTTCCGTACAGGCACTACTGGCCTTGCTATGGGTGCTACTGGTGAGACTCCTGGCGGTGCTCCTGGCTTACGGGCTGCTAACCCTGCCCTGGAAGCCTTCTACAATGCACAGCAACAGCGTAATGCTCAGTTAGCTGCTCAGGCACAGCAGGCAGGACAACAGCAAGTCCAGTTCGGTCAAGGTCTGCTTGGCGGTGCTCTGAATCTCCAGCAGGGTGGCTATGAAGCACAGCAACGAGCACTGGCTCCGTTTAGCTCTGGTTTTGGCCTATCTACTGGTGTTGAACAAGCTGGTATGCAGCCTCTGACAACAGGCGCTCAATTGGGTGCCGGTAACGCCGCTGCTGCGGAAGCTCTGTTGAGGAGCTATTCTGCTGCTGCACAGGCAGATGCAGCAAGGAATGCTGCTGTAGTTGGTGGTTTCCAAAACCTTAATACCGGAAATGCTCTTTCTGATCCGATTGCTAAGTTAATCGGCAAACTGTTCGGAGGTTAATAATGGCTGATGGAATGATGGGTAATCCTTTTCTTGGTTTACTGAACCAAGGTCTTAGCCCCGAGCAAGCACAGGCCGAAGTTGATCGTCAACGAGCGTTGCAGTTTGCTAGTCTCAATCCTCAAACTCAACTGGCTGCTGGTATCTATCAAGGCATTACTGGTCTTGGCCGCGCCTTGGGCTCCCGTGATCCTATGCTTGCACAGGCTTCGCAATTGCGTCAATTAGCTAGTCAGTTTGATACGAACACTGCTGAAGGAATGCTGAAGTTTGCTAACGCTGCTAGTTCTATTAATTCTCAAGTTGCACAGCAGGCTGCCGCACAAGCACGTCAAATGATGCAACAAGAAGCTACTTTAGCTAAGACGCAAGCAGAAACAGTCTCAAAACTTCGTGAGCAAGACCCAAAAACCTTATTTGTAAAAGCTAATGCAGATAAGTTTACTCCGGATAGTTTACAAACTTATGCAACTACAGGAAATTATTCTTCTTTAGTACCTGTTACAAAAGAAGATAAGACAACTAAGCCTCCTGCCGATTTTATTGCTAAGGCAGTTGAACTTGGCTTTGGCGAAAAAACAAAACTTGGTGATTATACACCAGAACAAGTAAAAGCAATAAATACTGCTTTGTTTGATCAACAGGTTTCTCTTGCTAAGGAAAAGCGCCCTCCTCCTGTCAGTGTTACTATTGATAATAAGGGACAGACAGAATTTGAGAAACAAATTGCTGGCTTAGATGCTAAGAAAGTAGCAGACGCTGTTGCACAACGAGATGGCGCCATTTCTGCGCTTCGTTCGTTAGATGAAATGAGCAAACTTTCTAACGAAGGGCTTATCTCTGGTACTTTTGCAACTGGGCGTGTTGGAGCCACTAATCTTTTAGATACTCTTGGTTTATTGGGATCAGGAGACAAAGAAAAACTAGCGCGTTCTGAAAATTATGCCAAAGTATCTGGTGATGTTGTTCTTGGTACCCTTGGTGGAAAACTTGGTGCTGGTTTCTCTAACGAAGACCGTAAGTTTATTCAGGGTCTTGTTCCACAGCTTGAAAACAGTCCGCTTGCTCGTCGGCAGCTTATTGAATTCATGCAAAAGAAATTCACTGATATTGCTAATGAGGCCACTCGTCTTGAGGACTATGCGCGTGAGAATCGCTCATTGAAGGGATTTAAGCCAAAGATTCCTCTTCCTGGTGGAGGAGGCGGTGTTTCTAGCATGTCCACAGAAGATTTGGCCCGTGCTGCTGGTGGCAGAATTGTTAACGGGCAGTTTGTGCCTGGAAGGAATTAAGAATGGCGTCTAAAGAAGAAGCACTGGAAGAACTCAAAAAGCGTGGCGTTGTTTTATCTACTGAATCTATTTTAGAGGATAAGGGCACCACGCTTGAAGAGTTTACTAAATTTGGCGAAAGTTTACTGAAAGGATCAGCACGAGGGTTTGTTAACATCTTGGGCGGATGGGGAAATCTATATGACTACCTAAAGAAGAGTAATGATCCAAGTGCTTTTTCTTCTGCCGGGATTAGCCGAGCGATCCGTGATTTAACTGGTGTTGATATTCAGCAGATCAGAGGATATCGCGGAACTGGTGAATTTGGCGAGGCAGGCGCACCGGCGGCAGCATTAAGCGCACTGGGACTTCCGGGACTATTCAGGCCCACTCCAATGGGTCTTGCAAAAGAAGCAACTGTTGCAGGAACAACTGGAGTATTGGCCCCCACACTAGCCCCTGACAGCCCGTTGGCTCAATTTGCTATTCAATCGACTCCGTATGCGTTGAAAGGATCATTAACTAGCGCAAGGTCAATGATCAACCGGCCAGAAGGACAAGTGCCAACCAATCTTGACGAATTGCTGCGAGTTGGTCGCATGACTCCAGGAGAAGCGACAGGCTCTCGTCCACAGTTAGCCACAGAAGCTAGAACAGAAGCATCTACACGAATCGGAGAAGCCGGAAATATCTTTCGTATTGCTCAAACAGAAGATGTCAACAAGTTTTTAACGGCTGTTTTTAATCGCGCATCTTCGCAAGCTGTTAGTCCGGATATCGCAGCAACTTCTGCAATCACGGCTTTTAACAACTACGGAAAGGCTCTTTCCTCTAAGTTAAAGACGGACTCCGCAAGAGACTTTGCTGCCGCAAGGTCTGCTAAAGGAACAGTTGATACGACACCTGTTTTAACAGCGATTGACGACTGGGCCGCCCGTATTCCTCCGGAAACACCAGGGTTTGAGGCAATTAAGACTGCAATTGCCCGTATAAAAGATGAGTATTTAATTCCTGCCAAGCCTGCGACTGTAACGCCATCCACAGTCTTAGGCCCTACCGGGCAACCCGCTACTGTTAGTATTACTCCTGCTACACCCGCTGGTGTTCAAGAAATCAGTATTGATAGACTCCAAAAGAATCTGTCTGCATGGGGAGAAGCAGTATATTCTGGAAAAGCAGATTTTGGTAAAGGAAACATCTTTGAAGGCGTGGCCCCTGGACAGGTCAAAGGCGCTGCCCTTAGCATTCTCCGTGGTTTTAGGGAGTCTTTAGATCAAGCCATCGCTCAAGGAGTGCCGGGAGCAGATAAGCTGAAAGCAGCGAGAGACAACTTTAAGAACAATCTTAACAGGATTGAGGAATATTCGAACTATCCTTTAGTTCGTTATTTTGATGTTCCTACAGCTTCAGCACTGACCCCTGAAGATGTGATTGATAAACTAGCCAAGGCAAAGCCCTCTGAGAGACTTTTACTTGTTGCTGTTTTAAGGAATCACCCAGACGCACATGCAATCTTTGATACTGTTCGTCGATCACAGTTTGAAACGATTCTTAACAAGGCAAGAACTGCTGCTGCGGCTGCTCCGGAAGGATCGCCTAATATTGATACTAAAGTTCTGCTAAAAGAACTGAATAACAAGCAAGGCGATTTTAATTATCTTTTTCTCGATCCCACTACGAGGGCAGACGCTGTTCTTGCTATCCAGTGGCTACAAAAGACAGCTAAAACTGCCAGGGAAACCGATGGTGGCGTTGGGGGCAATGTTTATGGAACCACTCGCGGTATTGGGGGTACTGCACAGCAGGGCCTTATTCTGAGGGAATTGAGCTCTGTTGCTGATGTTATCCTTCGTGATCCTAAGGCAGCAGCTGCTGTTATCTTTGATCAGGACACTGTTCGCAAGATGGCAGAGGCACAGCGTCGTGGGAAAATTGGTAATGCGACTGACTTGCTTCAAAGCATTGGAAAGGCCACTGCTGTTCAAGCTGTACGTGCAGGGCCTCGGATGGATACTGGAGGAGTTGTGGACACTTCTGAACTACAACCGCCACAAAAAACCGAGGAAGAAATTACCCAAGAACAGGCTTTGGAAGAACTTCGTAAGCGTGGTCTGTTAGGAGGGCAATGATGTTCGAAATGCTAGGAGGAGGGCTACTAGGTAGTATCTTCGGGGGTCTGTTCCGACTGGCTCCCGAAGTACTCAAGTGGCTTGACCGTAAAGATGAACGATCACACGAACTGAAGATGTTTAGCCTTCAGACTGACCTCGAAAAGATGCGAGGTGAGTACAAGATGGAAGAAAAGTATGTTGATTTCAGCAAGGCAAACATTGATGCAATCGGTGAGGCATTTAAGCAGCAAGCAGAAGCTGACAAGAAAGCCTACAAGTGGGTTGCAAGCATTTCTGCTCTGGTTCGTCCTGGCATTACTTGGTTGCTGTTTGGACTGTATACTGCTGTAAAAGTTATTAGCGTGTCTTATGCAGTCAATAGCGGACTCCCAGCTATTCAAATTATGCAAGAGATTTGGACACCGGACGACTTTGCAATGTTAATGATGGTGTTGACATTCTACTTCCTCGGAAGGCCGTTAGAGAAGCGAGAAGCTAAGGCATGAAAAAGCTTTACTTTACTGAAGAAGAAAGGAAACAGGCGAAGTCCGAATGGGATCGCCAGTACAGACTCAGAAAGAAAGAGCAGGTAAAGCAGCAGAAACAGCAGTATTATTTAGACAATAAAGATAAAATAGCTGAAAAGAGTAAACTGCTGTATCTAGCTAACGCAGAAAAAGTTAAGCAACGAGTCAAACTCTGGAAGGAGAATAACCGTGAAAAACACAATGCTAATTGTATGGAAAGACATACAAAGAAAATGCAAGCGTGCCCTTCATGGCTTTCAGAGGATGATAAGTGGTTTATTCAAGAAGCGTACCACATAGCTAAGCTTCGTTCTGAAGTAACTGGGGTTAAGCACCATGTAGACCATATCGTACCGCTACGATCTAAGCAGGTATGTGGTCTGCATGTTCCTTGGAACCTTCAGGTTATAACAGCGTCTGAGAACTGTTCTAAACGGAACTCTTTCAATGAATCCCGCAATTGAACTCTGTAAGAACCTGCTAGTCAAGCCCTTTGAAGGATGCGCTAAGGTGCTTCCTTCAGGGGCTGTCAAAGCCTATCCTGATCCAGGCACTGGTGGAGCACCGTGGACAATCGGATACGGCTCCACCGGCCCTGGGATAGGCCCAGAGACAGTCTGGACTATGGAGCAGTGTGAAAAGGCTTTAGACGAGCATTTAGAGTACTTCTATGCCGGTGTTCTGAAGATGTGTCCTGGCTTGAAGGATGAACCTCCTAGACGACAAGCAGCCGTGATCTCATGGGCTTATAACTGTGGTCTAGGCAACCTGCGAGTCAGCACCTTCAGGAAGCGTATCAATGAGAAAGAATGGGATGAAGCAGCCCAAGAATGTTTGAAGTGGAACAAAGCAGCCGGTAGGGTCTTACGAGGACTCACACGGCGCAGAGAAGCAGAAGCAGAACTTCTGAAATAACAAAGCCCCTGTCAAGGTTCCTTATCGGGAACATTGCAGGGGCTTTTTCATTTATTCATCGAAAAATTCACCGATCAGGATCATCAGGAAAGGAATCTTGATGATTAGACCAACGAAACAGACTGTTACCTCTTTACCGGCTTCGTCAGCGATACAGTAACGATTGATCTCGTTATGTTCGATGTCTAAGCCGATACCGAGTCTAGGCTGTATGAGCCAACTCATGGGATTTCACAGGCACCAGCAGTGCAGGACAGTGTTTGAACACCTTCTACATTGTCTGTACCTTCCTTGAATGCTTCCCAATCGATACCTGTAGGCATTGCAGCCTTTAGACGCTCATACTCCGCAGCATCAATCGTTTCATACGGTGCTTGTTTATAAGTCCCTCCGTCCATAGGTAGGAAAGACACGCCTGTAATATCATCAAAGTTCTCCCACACCCAAGCCCCTACAGCAGGCCATTCACGCTCAGTGACGCTGATGGTCACAGAGGGCTTATGCTCACAGTAGTGCTTCTGGTACAACAACCACAATCGAAGATGCTTGATAGCATCCAAGTCCTCACGCAACAAAGCCCCTTCAGCCACAGCCACAGGGAAACTAAACACTGTGGTGCTGTCAGGCTTGTAGAAGTCAGGCTCTGACGGGAATCCTTGTGCCTTCAGGAAGGCTGTCAGAGGATCTTTGTTATCTGATCGAACACGACGAATATAATACTGAGCATGTTGAGGATGAATGCCACTAGCAGTACCAGTGAGTTGCGAAACTGTTCCCTCGGGTTTAATGGCTGTGATAGCAGTACTCCGATTGATACCAAGAGCATCAGCAAACTCAGCATTGACAACAACAGCGTGTTCACGAAGTTTCTCCAAGTTAGCAGGCAAGTTAGGATCATCAGGATTGTTCATCCGAGGATTGTCCAAGATGCCAGTCATTGACACACCAAGCAAGCGTTCTTCTTCAGTGTTCGTCTGCCACACCTTCCTCAGGTACGGGAAGTGCGTAAGAGTTGACTGAAATGTTCCCAGAATAGTTGCAATACGCACTTTACGAGCAAGAGAATCCCAATCATCATCACTACGGACAACGACAGAAGAAAGATTACAGAACTGATAAGGCCGCAGAATAATCTCAGAACAGGGGTTAGTTCCCCATTCCTTGCCCAGTTCCCTACGACCATTCCGAGATGCTTGAGTTTCTGAAGCATAACGATTGAAGATACCTCGCTCACCAGAGTGTGATTCATAAATAGACGACCATTCACGCATAAACTGACCAACAGAAGGCTTGGTGTCGTATACAGCACTGTTGTTAGCCAGTGCCCGTTGTGCGTTACCATCCCACCAGTTACCTGCCTTAGCATGCGCCATCCGGTCATCACTAAGGTCAGACAAGCTGATCATTGCAGAACGGCGTACCCCGCCCACAACCACGACTTCTCCAATCTTGCAAAGAATGTCGTGTGCCTCAAGGCTAGTGAGTTTGCGCCCCGCAGCACCTCGGAACTTTGCAACTGCGTACTTAAACAAGTCGTTAAGGGGCTCAGGCCCACTAGCACGACCCCCGAAGGTCTTGAGCCGTGCGCCTGCAGGACGAACCGCTGACACATCCCACTTAGGAATCTCACCTGCGTATAGCAGGGCGATAACCTGTCGGAGTGCCTTTGCCCAGCCTTCCTTGGAGTCACGCACAACAACAACAGTCTTAGACTCAAACAGACTATCAGGTACTTCAGGAAGTTTATTGACATACTTTTGCTCCACACTAAACCCTACGCCTGTACCGCACAGCAGGATGTACATGGCCTCATCGAAGGCTTTAGGATCATCAATGGGCAGATACGAGCAGTTGTAACCTGCTACATTCTGTCGCTCTAGGGCTTCACCAGAAGTCATCAGAGACCGCATGGAAGGCATTACCTCCAGTCGTTCCACTGCACCCTGAAGTTCCTCACGCAGTTCTGCACCCATAGTGAAGTTGTGTTTGTCCTTCAGGTGCTTCTGCATGAAGTCAAAGTAACGATTGACTGTCTCAGGCCAATGTTCTCGGCGACCTTTATCGTCCAAGTACCTTGAATAGCGTGACTTGGCAATATACGTACTGTAAGGGCTCATTTGCATTATTGTAGTTCCTTTTCTATTTCTTCTATGGCATCTTCGATTACATCACGGAAACGATCCACGATGTCTTCAGTTTTCAGGTCAAGCAACTCAAGGATTGTTACTTCATCAAGTTGCTTGAGGCGGTCTATAATATCTTCAAATGTCAGACTCATTCTTGTTAATCTCCCGATCCAAATACCATCGGGCTTTCTTCAAGTCTTCAATTCGCTTTCCTTTGTGGTCTGCTCGTGCTACATACTTGATTACATTCCCTAGATTATATCCTAACTTCCATGATTCGATGGCTTCAATTGGTTCTAGTCCTACATTGTAGTGTTTAGGGGCATTTACAGGGTCTTCCTCCTTGTATGCGTCTTTATCAGTCCACAGGCTGTAACTAACACAAGATTTACAAGGTTGTTCGTTTAACTTTCTAAAAAGATAGAAGCAAGTCATGCAGTCTTTACGCTTTTCCATATTTCTTCTCCAAGTATCCGATGCTTAGAAAAAGCTCATCGAAGCATCCATCGGTAACCTCGTTTAGGATAACTAAGCCCCTCCAATGACGGTTACTAAGCTGATCCATATAACCTTCATCGTGAAGATAATAAGACCCAGCGATAATCCCACAGATAGACTTACCATCAGCTCTCTTACCATATGCCACCTGTTTTCCTTGCTGATGTCCAGCGACACAAGACATGTGAAGCTTGTTAACAATAGCAGCAGCAGTACCGGCAGGTCTGCCCATCGCGCCGACAGGCCAATAATGATTGAACCCAACACCGCCAATAAATACGGGATGCAGAAAAGGGTGAACTTCCCAATCTCTCTCGTACCCAAGGTCTTGAGTGCTGATAAGCCCCTCAAGAGTCGGGTTGTTAGCGACTGCACGGTTGATTCTGTTCTCATGGTTTCCTAGTGTTAACACCATCCGAGGTTTATAAATCTTTTCCTTGTTCTTCTTCTGCCTGCTCTGCAAGTCCCGCAGAGGCTTCAGGAGCAGCTTCATAGCCTCCTTAGTCACCTCTACATCGGTCTTGTAGCGCAAACCCTCAAAGAACTTACTTCCAGGCTTGTCGTGAGTGGACAGGGAAGGCATATCAGCGAAGTCACCGATGTTTACAACCACATCAGGCTTGTATTCGATGATAGCCTCCCCAGCCCAGGTCAGGTGCTCCAGAGGAACACCCTGACGAACCTGACAGTCTGGGATGACAAGAATACGCATCAGTCGGTCAACCCTGACTTGGCTTCAGGGAAGTTGTCTTCCTCGGTATCCACCCATTTTGGGATGAAGAAGTGCTGATCATCATAACGATCTAATGGCTTACCCTTGACACTAACATCTTCAATTACCTCATACCCAAACTGGCGCTCAATCACTCGGCATACATCCTTAAGCACATTCGGCCAAAAGAAGCCATCCGAAGACTTACGGGTTATTGTTGCCTGTACACCGTCATAGTCGGTGAAGGTGAATGTAAAAGTTTGAAAATCGTTGTCCATGTTTATTCCTTGTATAGTTCGTAGGCTTCCATGACTTTAGGAAACTCTTTAGCTAACAATTCCTTACACTGTTCGGCTACAACCCTGTGCTCTTTCTGAGTGCTTGGATCGGTGCGTACTGTGAGGTAGTGCAACCAACTCCGTAGCGTTCCATTCATGTACATCTTGCTTGTTGTAAGCCCTTCAGGTAAAACCTTACGAGCAACTTCCTTGGCAACACCAGCATTTAGTGCTGCTTCATAAGACCGTTTAGCTTGTACTAGAACATCAATCTGTAGTTCGTTCCAGTAGCGTTGCAGTTCACGATCTTCAACTTCTAGGCTGTTCTGTCTGTTCTTGTTGTCCTGCAATCGAACCTTAGAGTACTCATAGCCATCAGCAACCGCATAACGCTGACTGAACTCCTGGAAACTAAAGCTCCTGTGCCGGAGAATCTGTCGTGCAATGTCTCGTGTGGTTGTAATTTCAAGGCAAGCATTGACCATCTCAAATGGACTCCAATGCTTGTGCTTCATCAGGTAACCGATCAGCTTAGAATACTCGGGATTGTCTTGGTTGT